TGCACGTTCTAACTCTTGCTGCTCTGACGCGGAGATGATCTGCTTTTCCAAATCAGATAGCCCAGTGCCAAACTGTTGGCGCAGTGCATCTTCCATTGCCGCCCGATCTGCTTCTTCCTGTTCGCTGCCAGAAATTATCTGTTTTTCTATATCCGACAACCCGGCACTGGGGACGGTATCTTTTGCCAACGGGGGCGTTATTACTTGGTCCTTAAAAACGGACTCCATTGCCGCCCGATCTGCTTCTTGATTTTGTGCGGCTTGGATAATCTGCTTTTCTAGCTCCGACACTTCTGCTTTCGGCAGCGTCTGCACCGGTCTTGTGCTTGGCGTCTCCCCTGTCGAGGGCGATAAAATCTGGCCTATTTGGTCCGCAAAATCCAAATCAGACGTAGTGGGTGTTTTGAACAAACCGCCCACGTCCAGCCAATCTTCGGTTGGCGTGGATGTCAAAGCCCCGGCGCGAATAGGCTCTTGCTTAGCCAACATCTCGTCGATCAAATCTTCTACCGTAGGCTCCGGCACATCCAGCAATGGCACATCCGTAATTCCCGGAATTTGCGCGTATTGAACCGGGGGCTGTGCGGCCTCAAGTCCGGCGACTGCAGAGGCGGTTTGCGAAGTGGGGCTGGCTGGACCATACGTTTTCATAGCCGCATTAAGCGCCCCGGCCATCGCCGCTTGTACGGGATCGCGGCCTGTTGCCGCTGCTGCACCCGCCGATGCTGCTGTCGATGTCAGTATTTTGTTTAGTTCGGGATTCGTGTCGCCTAAGACTAGCCCAGCCAAATCGCCTGCTGCTGTGCTCGCAGCCCCCGCAAGTGCGGCTTCTAAAGGATCGCCCCCAGTCAAAGCGGCCTTAGCTGCAGAAATAGCCGCGTTTTGCACAGCCGTAGCAGCGGCTCCAGTAATTCCCGCTTTGGCTAGTGTCTGCGTAAACTCCGCGGAAAGCGCAGGGGCTATTTGCGAAATACCGCCGCCAATACCTCCAAGCAATACTCCTTTAGCAATATCCCCACCTTGCAAGGCTGCGTTCAAGCCACCAGAAACCGCGCCCGCTACCGGCGCTGATACTCCCAGCCCAGCCGGACCCAACATGAAGCTCAATGCCACAGCAGGCGCGACAGCGCCAATCACGTCTAACACACTAAGCTTGTTTTGGTACGGCTTTACTCCGGCCTTGGGAACTGCCAGCCCATATTGCGGCGAATAGGTCACGTAAGGTAGCGCCTCGGTGAATAGCTCACCGCCGCCACCGGTGGAAATAAACGGCTTGTTGCCTTCAATTCTAAAAGGCACAGGAACATAGCCCTCTTTTCCTCCGGCCCAGCCACTCGCACTGGGCTCCGGCATCTTCAAAAGATGCCCATAGGCCGTCCGCCAGTCCTGACCCATTTGGTTGAGAACTGTTTCAGGTAATTGCGCCAAGCTCGGGAAGTTTTGCCGGATGTAATCGGCGCTAACTTTTGTAGGCTGGGCTAGCAGCAACTTGGCGTGGCTTGCGGGGTCGTATGTTGTGTAGTCCATACGCCCGCCTTCACCGCCCTCCGTCCACTTCCCCACGGTATAGGGCGACGTTGTTGCCAAGCGGCGCAGCTCTTCTTCGCTTGTTTGTGGCTTATAGAACCAAGGCTGGCTTTGAGCCGCCTTTTGCGCCGCCGCTTGTTTTTGTGCAGCGGCTTGCTCTGGGTTATACGACCAGAATCCACCTTCGCCGGTTTCATTCCATACGTAACCGGGCAGTTGGCTAAAAACTTCGTCACCCATAACTACCTCACTGCGTCAGATCGTAAAAAGACAGGGAGCCAACGGCATCGCCTGTCGTCGCACCCGAAATAGTGCGAATCGCCACGGTGTAGATGTCACTTACTCCGGCAAGTGAAACGCCTAACTGCAGGTCAAAGTTATACCCAGTCGTTGCCGCTACAGATTGCGTGCCGCCGCTACCCGTCGCAGTTGCGTAATCTGTTTGCACGATGGTGCCGCCTGTCGTGGCAGTGGCACTTACGTCATACTCCACATTGGCATCTGAACTAACTGCGGACCAACTGGCGCCGGTGAGTGTAGGGTTCTTAATTAACGCCACTTCGTAGTTTTGGCTTGTCGTGGGCAGCACTTGAACCCGGTTAGGCAGCACAACCGCGCCGAGCGCTGTAGATGCTAGGCGGATGGACACTAGCGGTAGGAATGTTGTGCTGATCGTAGCCAATGCCGTCGTGCGTCGTGCTACATGGTCAATTGAGGTTGCTTCATAGCCGCCATCACTGATGACCGTCGAGCAAACCTGTTTCATGGTAGATGATGTTGCGGTTGCTCCGGTGTTGGTAATTTCATACCGTACCGGCAGAATCGCCGTCTGCATATAAACAGCAGTCTGTGTATTGTCATTGTGAAAAATGTGGCAAATTTGCGGTTTGCCGTCCACATAAAACCCGCAACGAACATCGCCTGTACCAAGCCACTCAAAGTCGATGTACAAAATCTGGTTTTTAGTTAAATCCAGCACGCGCCCGCTTGGGCCCGTCCCGTCCATCTTATCTACGTTCCAATCGGCTTGATTTACTGTGCGAATGTCGCTTGGCGTACCCGGCGTCGGCAAAGAGTTTGATCGGAGCACAAATGAAACTGTCGTATTATTTTGCTGAAGGAACACGCCGTTTTGCGTATTGAAGTACCCCACCCGCTGCCGAAGATTTGTTTGCGGTGGCGCCATAACAAACGTGGCAATAAAGGTCAGCCCTTTGCCGGGCTGGTAAGGAAACACTCGGTAGGTCTGCCGCACCACTTCGCTGCCGGAGCTGGTGGTTGTATTAAGCGCAACCGAACTCTCATTGCTCAAATAAGTCGCCGTACCACCTGTAGATGTTGATGTATCAAACTGATTGTCGAGTGCATATCTGTTTTGACTATCAAACAACGTAAAGGGGTTGCTAACCCGCAGACGACCAAACGCATCAATACTGCTTTCACTGAAATACACTTCGTATGGGCCTTGATTTGCCACGAGTTGCCCCACTACGTTATTGAGTTGATTGAAGTACAGACGCAGCACGTTGGAATACTGCGCCATGAACTCGTTGTCATATACGATTGGGCCATTGGGCAGTCGTGGGACTGCTGGCATTCTTGCTTCAACTAGTGCCATTACGCTACCCCCCAATGCAAGCGTTCAAGTTCTTTGCGGGCGGCAACGGCTTCTTCCACCGTAGAACAAACGCGCGAATAGAATTTCTTCTTTTGGTGAGTTATTTCGGCATGCCACTTGCCTCTGCGCAAATGCACTCCAATGTGACCAGATTTACTTCTTTTTGGGACACGAATATTTCTGGCTTGAGTTGTTGGTGTAGCCCAGCGGCAATTGTCTTTTGTATAGTTCCCTTCTGGTGAAATTCGGTCAAGGGTCTGGGTGCCCACAGGCTCGCCCATATCAGCAGCAAATTTCGTGTAATCATGCCACTCGGAACAAACTGTTACTCCAACTGCGCCATAGCGTTTAAAGTCTTTGTCTTCAGAGTTGTAGCATCTTCGCATCATGGCACGCCATGTGTTGTACGAAGATTTGTTCGATGCTCCGTGCTTTAAATTTGGAATAACACATCCGCAAGACTTTGTATTTCCAGTAACTAAAGCACTGGCAACAACATTAACCTCATTTCCACAGTCACATCGGCAACGCCAAAGAATTTTCTTCAGCGCGTTTGTTCCGCCGCGCTCTAGCGCGACCAGATTCCCGAATCTTTGTCCAGTACGATCAATAAAACGTGGCATGACAGTGCTCCAAAAAATAGATGCCTGTACTGTAACATACGCGCGCGCATCTGGATACATATCAACGTCTGCCATCAGCGCGAATGTCAACTCGTGGCGACCCAAGCTGCCACGCCACTCCCAAGTCCGTGCTCTCTACTTTCATTGCCATTTGTCTGCCACGAACACGGGTGTAAATCTGACCCGTGAATTGCTCAATCGGAAGTGTTGCCGTTCGTATTACTTGAGCACTGTTTGATCCGCCCACCGATTCCGGATTGTTGTACCCGGAGCCCGAATTACGCAACGGCTTAAGATACATCGTGACCTTGGGCGATGCCGCTTGTGACCCCCTGAACGTGATATCCGGAATCACTCGATAAATAAACGAGAAATTGTGGCCGTCATCAATATCAAATTCCGAAGTTTCCACATATGCTGCAATCGCCGCCGGTGTGCCGGTTTCATTGTCATCATTACCTACTTCATGATTAACAATGTTTTTACTGTATGTTGCGGCAAACGGCTGTGGTCGCAATCCACTGTCAAGCCATGCTGTCCTTGCCATTGAGCCG